TTAAAACGACTGCTCTTTCTAGAGCATTCAGGACACAAAGCATTAGTCCTAAAACCATTAGTAGATGACAGGTATGACCCAGACAAGATTGTTACACACAATAAACTTAGTCACCCTGCTATTAGTGTTATTGATTTAGAATTAGTAAAAGATAATTACACAATTAAACCTTATAACTTTCACACAGTATTCATTGACGAGGTGCAATTCTTTGATCCTAAAGAAGCACTATGGTTTGTAGAAGAAGGATTACGTGAAGGTGTTAACTTTGTATGTGCAGGATTAGATCAAGACAGTAGAGGAATACCATTTGAAACTACTGGTAGATTATTAGCACTAGCAGATGGCATTATGAAGATTACTGCATTTTGTAGCATATGTGGACAACCATGCAGTAAGACGCAACGACTTAGAAAAAGTGGTGGCAGAGTAAACGTAGGCGGCGCAGAGACATATGAACCACGTTGCCATGAACATTGGGAGAGCAAGTAATGAGCGGAGATGTTATAAAAAGAATAATACAAACATGTGAAGCTGAAATAAAAGATGACGTGCAAGGACTAACAGATGGAACGGATGACATCTTTGAAGGTCGCAAAGAATTTGCAGCACAGATACTAATTCTAATCAATACAATAGGGAGATTAAATGATGAAAATTATCGCAGGTAATAGTAATATTGAATTAGCAGAAAAGATTGCACAACATTGTTTTGCTACACTTGTGCCTGCTGATATTAAAACATTTGCTGATGGTGAAAGCAGTGTAGAATTTTTAGAAAATGTTAGAGGTGAGGATGTGTTTATTATACAAAGCACAAGCACACCAGTTAATGATAATATAATGGAATTAATGATTATGATTGATGCGGCCAAGCGTAGCAGTGCTAAACGTATTACCGCAGTCATACCTTATTTCGGTTACGCAAGGCAGGATCGTAAAAGTGCAAGCCGCACTCCTATTACGGCTAAACTAGTAGCGAACCTGCTAACCGAATCCGGTGCTGATAGAATCCTTACAATGGATCTACACGCCGGTCAAATTCAAGGCTTCTTTGATATTCCTGTAGATGATTTAACAAGTCGTATATCATTTGCAAGAGATATTAAGAAGCAGTTCTACAAAGAAGATAGTAATGTAAATGAAGTAGAAACAGTATTTGTTTCACCGGACGCAGGCGGAACAGTAAGAGCTCGTAAGTTTGCTGATATGTTTCACAGTGATATTGCTATTGTAGACAAGCGTAGACCTAAAGCAGGCATCAGTGAAGTAATGAATCTAATTGGTGAAGTTAAAGGTGCTCACGCTATTCTAGTAGATGATATTATTGATAGTGGTGGAACACTATGTAATGCCGCACAGGCTATTATGGATGCTGGTGCATTAAGTGTAAGAGCATATATTACACATGGAGTTCTTACAGGAGAAGCATGTAAAAAAGTTGAAAAGAGTGTGCTAAAAGAACTAGTAATTACAGATACTATTGACTTTAGATGTCCAAGTAATTGTAAAAAGACTCGTGTAGTAAGCGTAGCAGAAATGTTCGGAGAGGCCCTAAGAAGGGTAAGCAATGAGGAGAGTGTAAGTAGTTTATTTACACAAAAGATTTAATGACAAAACCAAAAACAACATGGACTGTAGAAGTTATCAAAGACGGCAAAACAGAAGAATTGCTTATTGAATTACCAGTTGAACTATTAAACCAAATGGGCTGGGATGTGGGTGATGACTTGCTATGGGAAGAAAATACTACAGCAGGTGTGCCAACATTTACAGTAAAAAAGAAAGTTGACTAATTGAACAAAGTAGTTTATAATAAGTTATAAGAATAAAGTTGAGGCAAAAATGGCAGAAGACAAACGAGAAGGTAAAATAAATGACTGGCTCGATGACGACGAATATGCTTTAGTGCTTAAAGCAGACGGATCGTTTCAAGGAGTATTCGCACCATTTGAAATTGAAGACTTTGATCAATTACCAGAAACAATACTAGTTATATTAGGCTTAATATATGGAGATCAAATATTGGAAAACGCATCACCACTTAATAATAGGACAATACACTAATGGCTAAATTCACACAACGATATCTTAAACCTACATTATTTAAACCTAAAGGCTCTGTGTTTGAAGGCTTAATATGGAAACAACCTAACTCAAAAGGCACAGACACATATGATGTTACTTGCACAGACAAAGGCTTTACTTGTGATTGTCCAGGCTTTACATTCCGTGGTAAGTGCAAGCACAGTTTAGAAGTGTTAACAAGAGTAGAGATAGCACTAGATGATAAGCATCCACAATACAGAATGGAGTTTGCACAATGAGTTATAGTAAAGGTAGTCCACTAAATGGTGCAGACGGACGTGAAAGCTATGCTGATTATATGGCTCGTAGACTAAAGGAAGAATATCCAGTAGACATGTTTAATAACAAAGCACAAAAGCATGAAGAAGCTGAAGCACGTGAGAAGCATCCACTGAATACATTACAGCAACTAATGATTATTACAGCAGAAGAATGCGGAGAGCTAACACAAGTATGCAGTAAAACAGTTCGCAAGTTTAATACAATTGAAGAAGCAAATAGCAAAGTGCAAAACGCATTAACTAATCGCAAGAAACTTGTAGACGAAGCAGGTGATGTATTATGTATGTTGGAACTGTTGGCAGAGAACGGAATGTTTGACTGGAACGAACTTGAGGATCGTGTGCAAGTCAAAAGAAACAAATTAAAGAAATGGAGTAACTTAATAAATGAAACTTAGATATTCAGAAGCATTTTACAGTGTGCAAGGTGAAGGACAATACGTAGGTGTTCCTAGTGTATTTTTACGCACATTTGGTTGCAACTTTCGTTGTATGAACTTTGGCTTACCAAGAAATGAACCAAGTAGAGCTGAAAAGCACGAAGCAGGCAATCGTTACAATGATGAAGTTAAAGGATTAATTGATAGTGGTATTGCAGATACTGTAACTGAATTTACAGACTTGCCTATTATACACACAGGCTGTGATACTTATGCAAGTATCTATCCTGAATTTAAAGACTTTAACAAACTTGCAGAGGTGGACGAAGTAGTAAATCATTTGCTAAGTTTAACACCAGAAGGCAAGTGGACTTGCGATAATGGACAAGACATTCATTTAATTATGACAGGTGGTGAGCCGTTGTTAGCGTGGCAACGTCTTTACGTAGAGCTGTTCGAACATCCACGTATGAAGGACTTAAAAAATGTTACATTTGAAACAAACACTACGCAACACTTACATGACGATTTATTCAACTATCTCCACGACAGTGACAGAATTAAAGTCACATGGAGTTGTTCACCCAAGCTCACAGTATCGGGAGAATCTTGGGAAGATGCTATCAAGCCTGATGTTGCTTATGTCTACAGTCTTGTGGATAACAGCGATATCTATCTTAAATTTGTTGTTGCTGACAGCGAGGATATTGCTGATGTTGACAGAGCTGTCGCAGCATATCGTAAAGAAGGTTTGGAATGCCCTGTTTATCTTATGCCGTTGGGTGGTCGCAGTGAAGAATACAATCTTAACGTCCAGGAAGTCGCAGAGATCTGCATGGAAAGAGGATGGAGATTCACACCAAGACTCCACATCAGTCTCTTCGGAAACGCCTGGGGCACATAAGAGCTACGAAGATAAAATTAGAGAGGCAGGATGGTAATATGGATGACTTAGAAAAATTATATAAAAAAATTGCAGACATAACAGCTAACGAAGAACCGTTGGCAGCGGCAGGAGTTATGATGGCACAAGCATTAGCAATCTATAAAAGTCTTCTTAATGAAGAAGAGTTCGACAGGTTAACTAATCACATTCTTAATAGCACAGATGATATTAGGGTAGACAACGGCCCAGGACCAGTTATTCATTGATAAATGAAATACACAAGTTTTGGAACATTAAACCAGAATACATCTTTGCAGATGAGTTTACTGGATACGAAGATCTATATGAAGAATTAGATACGTTTACCGCAGAGGTATACGAAGCAGATGGACCTGGAACAATAGACAAAGTATTTGATATCTATCGTAAACGAGATATTGTTCCTATTGTTTATTATACAGAAGAAGGATTACGAGAAGCATTAAAGAAGTTTAAACGCACATCATATAACAAAGTTGAACAAAACGTATTGGGACTTGGCAACAATCAAGGACAAACAATTAATCGTTTTGTATTCACAAACATGCAGACAGCGGAGCCAAAAGGACGAGGCTCAAACAGTTTAATGGATAGGTTTCGTGACGATGCTAAACTCAAACGTGCTATACGCATTTGTTTTGAATTTAGAGAAGGAAACAAGTTAGTATACCCTACAGCAATGCGTAGAAGCTTAGAGCTTGTTACAGGTGAGAACGTGCAAAACTTTAAGCCACAACATGCTAGAGCTATTGCAGAGCGTTTATGCCCGGTGCTATGGGGTCGTATTTACGATTATAGCTGTGGTTACGGTGGAAGGCTACTTGGGATAACCAGTAGTAATATGAACTATAAATACATAGGCACAGACCCTAACACACAAACATTTGAGTATCTAAAGTATTTGGATAGTTTGCTAACTAACGATGCAGAACTTATTTGCAGTCCTAGTGAAGATTATCAATGCGAGAATATTGACTTAGCATTTAGTAGTCCACCATACTTTAATTTAGAAAAGTATAGTGACGAGCCTACTCAATGTATGGTTAAACACACTACAATGGATGATTGGTTTGATGGGTATGTCGCACCAACAATGCAACAAATACACAAGGGATTAAACAGTGATGGAATCTTTGCAACAAACATTGCGGACTACAAATCGTATGGTAAGCAGGAATTCTTTGTTGTGGATCGTTGGATTGAGCTTGCTGAAAAGCTGGGCTTTAAACATGATACAACAATCAAAATGATGCTAAACACTAGACCTGGTGTTGGCAACGATAAAAAAGAAGGTCGAGAAAAGTGGGAAGGCATATATGTCTTTACTAAAAACTAAAGGAAAAAACAAACTATGAATAACTATATTTTTACAAGCGAAAGTGTAAGTGATGGACATCCTGATAAAGTATCAGATCAAATCTCAGACGCATTAGTTGATGCCGGACTTAAGAACGGTGATGAAACAACACGTGTGGCAATTGAAACACTTGTAACCACTAACCATGTAACGTTGGCGGGTGAAGTAAAGAATTTTAACGTAAGCAAAGACGAAGTAAAACAAATCGTAATTGACAAAGTTAAAGAAATCGGATACGAACAAGATGGATTCCATTGGGATAACCTAAACATCTATAACGAGATTCATTCTCAATCAGGTGACATTGGATTGGGAACAGACGACTTTGGTGCAGGTGATCAGGGTATTATGTTTGGCTATGCAACTAATGAAACTGAATCATTCTTACCATCACCAATTCATTACTCACATGAAATTCTAAAGAAATTAAAAGAATACAGACAAGAGGGATATGATTTTTTACTACCAGATGCAAAATCACAAGTAAGTATTCAGTATGTAGGCGGAAAGCCTGTACGTGCTGATCAAGTAGTGGTATCACATCAGCACAAGGAAGGATTTGTGCATAGTTGTGTAGCACCAGTAAAAGACGCAGTTAGAGAAACAATGGGAGATTTAATCGACAATGACACAGTTTGGCATATCAATCCTACAGGCAATTTTTGTATTGGTGGTCCTGATGGCGACACAGGACTTACCGGGCGTAAGATTATCGTTGATACTTATGGTGGCTTTGCTCCCCACGGTGGTGGTGCTTTTAGTGGAAAAGACCCCACCAAAGTCGACCGAAGTGCCGCCTACATGGCACGATGGTTAGCCAAGAACATTGTAGCAGATGACATGGCAGATTGGTGTCAAATTCAATTGTCTTATGCTATTGGTGTTAAAGAGCCTACATCAATTTATATTGATAGTAATGGACATAACAGAAGTATTGAAAAATTTATTAGAGAAAATATTGACCTAACACCAAAAGCCATTATTGATAAATTTGATATGTATAACTTCTACGGCTATAGTGAGAATTGCACATACGGACACTTTGGTAATAAAGATGTTCCTTGGGAGAAAATTGGTTGGTAAAACTATATCATTTCACACACAGAAAAACTGGAAAGAAATACTTAGGACAAACCACTAGAGATTTAAATGTTTATAACGGATCAAGCGTAGGTTGGTTAAAACATTTAGATCTACATGGATACGACTATGATACTGAAATACTTTTTGAATCTAATGATGAAAAAAGATTTAAAGATATGTGTAAATTCTACAGTGAAAAGTTTGATGTTGTAAAAAATAATGAATATTTTAATAAACTACCTGAACATGGAGGTTCACTTGGTGGCAAAGCCAATCCTAATCATAAGACTGGTAAGTATACAGGACGATTAGATAATCCTGAGTTATACAAGCAATTAGATAGACAAAAACATGCAGACATGTGGGAAACTACTAGGGAACGAACACACCCAAGAATGAACTTTTACTATCATAAACGCATGGGTAATAAAGAACGTGCAGAATACTATTGGAATATATGGTATAGTATGGCTCCAAAGAAAAGCAATAATAGACAAGCACTCTGGAAAACAGATACATTTGACATGTGGTATAATCGAAAAGGCAACGACTTAGACTTTAGAAAACTATCACTTGACAAACAGTTCAAGATGTCTTATAATAGTAACACATTAGGAGAAAAGCATGATCAATAAGATTAAGCAATTGTTTAAGAAGAAAGACCCTGGCATGTCTGATAAAGACAAAGCTACTGCTAGAGGTGAACCGTATGTTAAAGTATTGGAAGTTAAATTTGATAAAGAGAATCCAGGTGATGGATACTTTGAACTTGAATGGAATAACTTATTTGTTAGACAATTACTCGAAGCAGGCTATACAGGCGACAATGAAGAAGAGATTGTTGACTTATGGTTTACAACACTTTGCAGACAAATATCAGAAGAAGTATAATCATTTAGGAGAACGATGTTGAGTTATATTTTAGTAGACGCAGCTAACATGTTTTTTCGTGCTAGGCACGTAGTTCAACGTGGAGCAGACGCAAGAGATAAAGTAGGAATGGCATACGCTATTATGTTTAACAGCATTAATAAAGTATGGCGTAACCAAAATGGTAGTCATATTGTGCTATGCTTAGAAGGTCGTAGCTGGCGCAAAGATGCATACGAACCTTACAAGAAGAATCGTGCTGTGGCACGTGCTGCACTCAGCGAACGTGAACAAGAAGAAGATCGTATGTTTTGGGAAGCGTTTGATGAACTAAAAGACTTCTTTGAACGTAGAACTAATTGCACAGTATTGCAGAACAAACAGTGTGAAGCAGATGACTTTATTGCACGTTGGATACAGAATCATCCTAACGACAAGCATTGCATTGTAAGTAGTGACAGTGACTTTTATCAATTGCTTAACGAGAATGTATCACAATACAATGGTATTACAGGACAACTTATTACAACTGAAGGTATCTTTGATGACCGTGGTAAGCCTGTTATGGACAAGAAAACTAAAGCACCTAAAGAGTTAGGCGACCCACAGTGGTTGTTGTTTGAGAAGTGTATACGAGGTGACACTAGTGACAATGTGTTTAGTGCATGTCCAGGTGCTC